TCAAGGATTGTTCGTAGCGGTAATGCAAGCTCATTTTTCAAGATTGGCGACCAAGTGCTTACAACCTATACAGATACAAGTGGCAACATCTACGATATGCCGTGGGATATTGTTAATTTTCAAAATGTGATTTTACAAAGTGGTGATGAAGTGCCTGGAATGATTATTCAATCTCACTATGCTACGGTTGAGGCAATTCAGTTTGACGCGGCTGAACCAAACAACACATTAAGTACAAGTGGAACGGTTGATAGTGCTGTTGCAAGTTACGGTTACAATCGTTGGTCTGAAAGTGGAATAAGAGCATGGTTAAACTCCAAAGCAAGCAAGAGTAACTGGTGGGGTAGCACTTTCGAGAGAAATGGTTCAAACGTAACACGTAGAACCGCAGATGTAGCACCAACACAATTAAACACTTATAATGGTTTTATGTACGGTTTGCCTGATGATTTCCTATCTATTTTGAAACCAATACAAATTACTACCGTGACAAACAGCGTAACTGACGGTGGTGTTACTGATACAACTTCAGATATATTTTTCTTGTCCTCTCTTGAAAATATGGCAATTCAACCTCAACCTCAAGCTACAAGCGGTTCGGAAGGCGGAGTATGGGAGTACTGGAAACAGAGAAATGGTACAAGTACTAGACCTATACACGAATCTTTTAACAGAGGAATAATATATGCCTTAAATAATCATTCTTTGGCTATAGGTGTAATAGTACGTAGTTCTACTATAGTCGAGGCAGACCATGTACGAGTTATTCAGTCTACTGGTGCTGTATGGTCTGCTTATGTAAAATTAACAGGAGATAATTTATTTAACATTCCATGCGCTTGTATCTGCTAAGAAAGGAGAAATTAATATGAACAATTATAAAAAACTTACAACCGATATTCAAACACAGACAGTGATTGAAAATGCTACTGCAACATTAGAAAGGTTACAAGCAACAACAGACTATATCGCAATGATGGCAGATGTTGACTTGCCAAGTGAAAGTGAGGAGGAAATGGAAGATGTTTACAAAGATTAAAAAGTATTATGACAGTGGATTTTGGACTAAGGAAATGGTGCGAAATGCGGTTGTGAAAGGAAAGATAACAAAAGAAGAATATAAAGAAATTATAGGGGAGGAATTTTAAAAATGACAAGTGAATTATTTGTAAAAATAATAATGTGTATAATAACAATTTGTTTTATTATAATTACAACATATTTAATACCATATATTAAGAATAAAATTGGGGATAATAATTATAACAAGTTATTAAAATATATTGCAATTGCTGTAAGATGTGCAGAGCAAATTTTTGAAGACACAGAAGCGGAAAGAAAAAAAGAATATGTAATGGAGCAAGTGCAGAGTTTTATTAATACTAAGTTAAAAATTGACATTACATATGATGAATTAAACACTTTAGTTGAGGGAATTGTAAATGAAGTTAAATATGGCGGAATTACATTATCTGCGGAAACAGTGGAGGTAACCGAAGATGGCATCGGTACAGCAAATTAATTCTTTTATCGGAGAAATATCGCCTTTAATTCAAAAATATGCGAAATTATATGGTTACAAAGTGGCAAGCCCGATTATTGCCCAGGCTTGCATAGAAAGTGCATATGGAACAAGTTCTTTAGGGTATAAGTATCACAATTACTTTGGTATGAAATGTGGAAGCAGTTGGAAAGGTGATGGTGTAAATTTAACAACAAAAGAAGAATACAAAGTTGGAACGCTAACAACAATAAAAGATAATTTTAGAGTTTATGCAAATATGGAAGAAGGAGTTAAGGGATATTTTAATTTTATCAGCAGTTCAAGATATTCGAATTTAAAATCAGCGATAACAGCTAAACAATATTTAGAATATATCAAGGCTGATGGATATGCTACAAGTTCCACATACGTTAATACAAATATGATTGTAGTTAATAAATACAATTTGACTCAATTTGATAATTTTACTGACAGTAAGAACAATAATGAAATTACTGTAGATTTTAATCCTTTCGTTGAGCCGACAATAGCAATTACTTTAGGTTCAAAAGGTGATGGTGCAAAGTGGGTGCAATGGCATTTGTGGATATTTGGCTTAATTAATAAATCAGATATTGATGGTATAATAGGTGTTAAGTCAATAACAGCAATTAAAGAGGCTCAGAAAAGATTAGGTTTAACTCAAGATGGAATTGTAGGTAAGAATACAAGGGCAAAATTTAAAGAGGTTTCGAATGGACGGTGATTGAATGTCAGAAGAAGAAATAATGCTAAATCAAAAAAATGATAATATTGATGTAATTACATCATATAACAGCGTTCCTTATTTTATAATAGAAGACGATTTAACGGAATTGCGCAGAAGCGAATATAATGCTGAAATGGAAAAGATAATTAATCTTTATAAAAAGTATGAAATAGGCGAGGAATTTTTAACGGAGGGAACAAACGCAGATTACGTGGCGAGTGATTTAAGGTATAAAAAAGCCTCTACGATAATTAATAAAGAAGCAAGATTTTTATTCGCTAATCCGCCGACTTTTAATATTAATGTAAATGACGTTTCGAGTGAAGTCAAGAAAAAAAATACAATTCTGCAAGATTATTTGAATAAGGTTTTAAATAAGAATTTGTTCAACAGCAAATTAATTAAAGCCGCAAAAGACTGCTTCATTGGAAAGCGCATTGCAATTGTTTTAAATGTTTCGGAAGAAACAGGAATTTCAATTACATTTTTAAATTCTTTGGAATTTTTATATGAAAAAAACGAAACAGAAGAATTAACTAAAATAGTAATGTTTTACAATCAAAACGATACAAATTACAGACAAGACCAAAGGTGGCTAAAAAAAATATATGAATTAGAAAATGGAATTGTCTACGTTGAGGAATATATCTTTAACGGTCTGGGGGAATTAATTGAGGAATTAACCCCACGCAGAAAGACTAAATTTGAATATATCCCTGTTGCAATTGTTCTAAATGACGGTTTGACAGGAGATTTAAAAGGCAAGTCTGAATTAGGCTATTTGTTAGGTTATGAAAAGCATTATAGCAAGTTGGCAAATGCAGACGAGGATGCTGAAAGGAAATCCATGAATCCGACTAAGTACATTATAGATGGGTCTAAGAACAGTACGGCAAATCTTTCTACTGGTCCAGGTGCGGTTTGGGATATACAGTCGGATTCAGAAGGTGTAAATGAGAATTTAACTGCGAATGTTGGAATATTAGAACCAGCAATGAATTATTCCAACGCCTTAAAGATTACATTGGACAGAATAGAAAATGCAATGTATTCCGAGGTGGATGTTCCGAATATTAATTCCGAGCAATTGCAAGGAGTAATTACAAGCGGTAAGACAATCAACGCATTATATTGGGGACTAACCGTGAGATGCGACGAGAAAATGTTAGCCTGGGCGCCAGCGTTTGAACTAATTGCAAAAGCAATAATAGACGGTGGAAAGTTATATCCGAAGGCAATTGTGAAATATACAAATGAATTGCAATTACCAGATATTAATTACGAAATTAAAGTGGAGAATAATTATCCGCTTCCACAGGACGAGGAATCCGAGAAAAATATGGATTTGGCGGAAGTTAGTGCAATGGTAATGTCTAAAAAAGCTTACATTAAAAAATGGCGTGAATTGTCCGATGAGGATGCTGATAAGGAATTGGAGCAGATTAAGAAAGAGCAGGATTTCTTTAACAATTCTGAAATGATTCCTTCCGAGGACGAATACAATAATTCCCTTGATGACGATTCTGCGGATATTGATAGTGCCTCCGAGAGTGCACAGAATGACTTGGATGAGCAGACGAAACAAAATATGGTTAAACAATCGTCTGAAAGTTAAAATTTAATATTGAGGCTCTGGTGAGCTTAAGGAGGTATGTTTAGATGCCTAAAAAAAATAAAATTAAAAATGAATTTGCAGTAGCAGAAGGAAAAAGAAATAAAATTACAAAGGCGCAACAGAAGCAGATAGATAATCTGTATAAAGATGCCTTAAAACAAATAAACGAAAGAATGAAATTTATAAAAATGCGAGACAAAGCAAATATCTCCTCCGTGCTTAGACAGCAATATCTGGGTGAATTAACGGAGGAAATAAAAAAGAATATGGAAACAATTGATGAGCAGACGGAAAAGCTAATTATGCGGAATATGAAAATGGCATCGCAATCTGTTGTAAGAAGTAATGGTGTAATGTTGTCAAAAATGGGGTTTTCCGACACGGTTTCCAGTACGGCATTTATGCATGTACCTAAAGACGTTGTTACAGATTTAATTTCGGGCAAGTTGTATGATGGCAAATGGAGCCTAAGTACTGCAATCTGGAAGGATAACGCCGTTAAAAACCATGAATTGGATTATATTGTTGCAAAAGGAATTGCAGAGAATAAAAGTACGTATGATTTGGCGAAAGATTTGGAAAAATATGTTAATCCAAATGCTAGAAAAGACTGGGATTGGAGTAAAGTTTATCCTGGCACAAGAAAAAAGATTGATTATAACGCACAAAGATTAGCTAGGACGATGGTAAGCCATGCATACGAGGAAAGCTTTGTTAGAACAACAAAGAGTAATCCGTTCATAGAGGCGTATAAATGGGAGACGAGTAATTCCGACAGGGTCTGTCAATTGTGTACAAGCAGAGCGGAAGACGATAATTATGGTCTGGGGGCTGGTATATTTCCGAAAGACCAATTGCCTTTAGACCACCCGAATGGCATGTGCACTTTTACAACAATAATTACAAAAAGCTATGACGAAATTGCTGATAAATTATCCGATTGGGCAAAAGGTAATGGTGACTCAAATTTAAATAATCAGATTACTAAATTCGTCAAGGAAATGGACGTGATTTTTTCTTAGTTTTTCAGAAATTATGGTTTACAGATAACTTATAATATGTTATAATAAATCATAAGTAATATTATATAAAGTAAAATAAAAATATTGAAAGTTAAAATGTATGGAGGTACAAAAAAATGAAAATTATAATTAATGCAGTAAAGAATAATAAGATGTATGGTTACGGATTTAATAAGAAATGTTCTGGGGAACAAATACAGAAAGCGATTAATACAGCGTTTAATCAATTTGATTATTTCAGTGTTAATTATCTGGAGGAAAGAAATAATGCAAGAAATAAAAGTGTTTGATATGGATGTATACGAACAGGAAAAAACAAAGGAAAAGATAATTGAATGCGTTAAGTGTAAGAATACTTTTCCGTTAAAAGACATTGATTTTCTAACCTCGACAAATAAAAATGAAAATGATGAGGTTTTAAAAACAACATTTTTTATCTGTCCGCACTGCAATGAAATTTATTTTGTTTTGATGATTGACAAAAGGGCAGAAACATACTTACAGCAGATTAAATTATATCAATTTAAAATAGACCAAAGAAAGAAATTTGGAAGAAAATATGATGTAAGATTGGAAAATAAATTAAAAAAGATTAAATCTGATTTTATAGCTTATCAAAAATTTTTGATAAAAAAATATGGCAGTAGTTTTACCTTGAAAAAGGATTTAATAAATAAAACCGTAAAATCGGAAATTTAAAATTAAAAGGAGAAAAGAAAATGTTAGAAAAGAAATTTATACCACTAAATTTACAGTTTTTTGCTGATAATTTGGATGATGAAAGCCAGGACGAAAACGAAAAAACTGACGATGAGGGTGGAGCTGAAGATAAGAGTAAGAAAAGTGATAAAACAGAAAAGACTTTTACACAGGCGCAAGTGAATAAGATGATGAGCCGAGAAAAGAAAGAAGGTAAAAATTCTGTTTTAAGTTCTTTAGGTTTTAAAACTGAGGAAGAGGCTAAAAAAGCTGTGGAATTATATAATGCTTTAATTAACAGTCAAAAATCTGATGAAGAAAAACAGAAAGAACAATTATCGCAATCTGAAAATCTAAAATCCGAGGCAGAAAAAAGAGCAGTGGATGCAGAAAATAAATTAGCATGTATTATGGCTGGTGTAAATAAGGAATCTGTGGATGATGTCCTTGCGATTGCAAGCTTAAAAATTGACGATAAAAATGATTTGTCGAAAGTTTTAGAAAAGATGAGAAGTGAAGCAAAATATGCAATTTTCTTTGAAGAATCAGACGAAAGTAATAAAGACACAGGAACAGGACATGATACATCACATTCACGTAGAAAATCGGACGATAAAAAAGGAAGTTATGGTGCCAGGTTGGCAAATACTTCAAAAGACAGCAAAAAGAAATCAAGTTATTTTAATTCGTAAGGAGGATTAGAAAATGTTAAATCAAACAAGTGTTAAAACAGTTTCTGCGACTTCACGTAAGATAATTTTAATCGCAGAAGACAGAGCGGTAGCATTACCTTGCATAGTATCAAATTCTGATGTGGATGTTGATGCAAATGGCAAGAAGATTATTAAGGCTGGAACACCAGTCACAGGCAGTCTGTCAAACAGGAGTGTGGCTTTTACAGTTTCCACGGAAAGTCCAGTCGGTATTATCTTGCATGATGTGGATGTAACAGAAGGTAATGCGAATTCGCAGATTTTAATTTTTGGTTTTGTGGACGAAAGCAAACTTGATGCGGACGTAAAAGAAAAGATAACAGAAGACGTTAAATCTGCATTAAAAATGATTAGTTTTGTACAGTAATTTAATTGGAGGTAGAGTGAGATGGCAAGCATATTTGAATTGGTTACATCCGAGGATATTGTTGCATATTGGGAGACTAAGGATGACCAGACACAGAATCTTTTAGGAGAGGAATTATTTCCTTCACAGCAAAAATTAGGATTAGATTTAAAGTGGATTAAAGGCAAACAGGGTTTACCAATTGTATTAAAACCAAGTGCTTATGATACTGTTGCTTTAAAGAGAAACCGTATTGGATTTAGTAAGGTTTCGGCTGAAATGCCATTTTTTAAAGAGTCGATGTATATTGATGAAGAGCTGAGACAGCAGTTAAACATGGTTTTGGAAACAGGCAATCAGGCATATATAGATGCCGTAATGGTAAGGGTGTTTAACGATGATATTGCGCTTTTAAATGGCGCAAAAGCGCAGAGAGAAAGAATGAGAATGCAGTTACTTACCACAGGCGCAATTTCAATTTCTGCAAATGGTCAGAATTATGATTATGATTATGGATTTGAAGATTGGCAGAAAGTGGAAGTGAAGAAAGCATGGAGCGATAAAACAGCTCACATTGTAGACGATATTAGGGAGTGGCAAGACACAGTCGAGGAGCAAACTGGCGTTAGACCAACAAGGGCTGTATGCTCTAATATAACATTTACGTATATCACTAAAAATGATGAAATCAGACAGGCAATTTGGGGAACAGATACAACAGCTCCTGTTAGTAGGACAAAAGTAATGCAGTATTTAAGCGCAGAATTAAATCTAGAGGTTGTTGTTTATACCAAGAAATTTATAGACGAATCTGGCACAGTACAGCAGTATATTCCAGATGACACATTTGTTCTGTTTCCAAGCGGAAATTTAGGCACAGGCTGGTTTGGTACAACACCAGAGCAGAGCGACCTTATGAATGGTTCTGCGGCTAATGTTACAATTACAGATACTGGTGTTGCTGTAACCACCGTTAAGAGTACAGACCCAGTTAATGTAGATACAAAAGTTACGATGATTTATCTGCCAAGTTTTGAGCAGTGTGACCAGATAATTATTGCTGATATTACAAATGTAAAGGAGTCATAAGATTATGATTAAAATTTATAAAAATGGCAAGACTTTAAAGGTTACGCAATCTGCGTTTAACAATTATTATGCTAATTCGGGGTGGAGGCTTTCTGAAGCCTCTCCCAATTTTGAAGATGTTAAAGCGGATAAAAAAACATTAAAAAATGCAGAAAGCAATACAAATGAAGTCGATGTGCAAGATGAATGGGAAGGCTTTGATGAAACTGCAGATGCGGAGGAAGAATTTGAAAAGCCATTATCCGAAATGAACAGGGATGAGCTTACAGCAAAAGCGAAGTCTTTAGGTTTAAATATCTCTAATGTTAACAGTAATAAGCAATTAAGGGAGTTAATTAAATCCCACATGTAAGGTGGTGTAATTACATGGTTACTAACGAGCAGATTGATAGGATTAAAAGAATTCTCAGAGAAGATAGTTGTCCATTTTTTGAAGACGAAGAAATCGTTTTTTATTTAAAGGAGAATGGTAACGATGAAAATGAAGCATTATATCAAATGTTTATTATAAAGTCAGAGGACACCGCTTTAAATGTAAGTGGTTTAACATGCGCAGATACATCCAAATATTTTAGACGTTTAGCGCAAAGGTATCGTAAGAGTAATTCGGGGACATTATTGGGAGGTTGATTTAAATGCAAATGGCTTTGTTTTTAAAAAATAAAATAAAACGTCAAATCTCTTTAAATGGCTCTGAATTTACTTTTATCAGATATAAAAAAGATAAGTTTCATCAGGTCACAAATGAGGCGGAGGAAATTATTAAAATTAATGGATTATTCCACACTACGAATAATTTTATTAAAGAAAGTAATTCCGATGCTTCCAGGATTGTCACAAAACAACAGCCTATGATTCTAACTTTGTCTGAGGATGCTGATAAAATACAGTTATTTGATATTGTTATAATTAATGGTGTTAAATATAAAGTGACGAATAAAAATGATATAAATGGTTTTGGCGTGGTTTTTGATATCTCATTGGAGGTGGTTTTAAATGAGTAATGATATAACATTTGACATATCTGATGTTTTAAATGGTCTAGCGAATTTAAATACACGTTCAAAAGCAACTTTGGCTGTGTATGCGGAAACTGTTGCAAAGGATTTCGAAAGCTATGCAAAGCAGAATAGACCGTGGACGGACAGGACAGGAAGGGCAAGACAGGGACTAACTGGATATATTAAATCTATTCCTAATGGTTACCGTGTTATTATTGCACATACTGTGGATTATGGTCTGTGGCTTGAAATGGCTAAAAATAAAAAGTATGCCATTTTAGAGCCTACGGTAAGATTAAAAGGTTCCAGTGCCGTAAAAGGCATGAACAAATTAATTAGTAATTTAGGAGGATAATTAATATGTCAGTTTGGGAACAAATTTATGATGTTTTAAATAACAATGGCATAGAGGCATATCCTCCGTCTGTTAAAACAGGCGAATGTTTAAATAAATATGTTGTTGTAAAACAGGATGGGAGTTCACAAATTAATAATTATTCGTCACAAGTGGTTTATTATCAATTTATGCTGTATGTCCCCAAAAACCAATATAACGTTTTGAGTGATTTTGAGGACGAGGTAAAAGAGATTTTAAACAAATATATATATCCGTTAATAATGCCGATTGAAGGTAATATGCCAGATTACTATGATGATGAAGTGAAAGCCCATATGCGAAGTTTTTTATATAAGAACAATGTAAGAAATAAATATTTAGGAGGATAAGAAAAATGGCTATAAAAAAGGGAACGGAAATCCCTACAATTGATGTTGTGCTTGTGTCCATACAGACATATGGAAGTGATGCGGATGAAATTATTTTAGATACTGCAAATCAGATACAGGTCACTGTTGCGACAGAAACAACAGACAAAGTTACATTAATTGTTAAGGGCAGATTAATTTCGCAGAAGCCACAGAAGACTACTGTAACAGGCAATACAATTGTTCTAACTGACAATGTATTTAACCCCGAATTAGTAAAGATTTTACAAGGTGGCGAAATAAAATATGACGATGAAGACAAGACAAAAGTTGTAGGCTATAACCCCCCTGTCGCTGGCTCAGACGAGGAAGGCGAATTATTTAAATTAAAAGCTTATTCTGCAATCTACAATGCGGCTGGTATAATAACAGGATATGAATGTATTACTTATCCTAATTGTCAGGGTGTCCCTGTTGCATTTAACTCGGAAGACGGCGCATTTAGAGCACCAGAATATACAATTAATTCCGCACCCGCAAATGGTGAGCCGCCATACGAAATGGATATTGTGTCGGAATTACCTAAGGCAAATTAATTTATTTGAGGTAAAGTAAAATGGAAAATGAAAATAAAAATTTAAAAATTACAAGTTTTGAAGAGCTTAAGAATATATCTAAAGGAAGCGTGGTTGAATTGCCTCCATTCGCAGATGGACAGCCTTTTGTTGCAAGGCTTAAAAGACCATCCATGTTTGTTTTAGCTAAAAACGGAAAGATTCCAAATTCGCTTTTAACACAGGCGAACAATTTGTTTGAAAATGGCGTGGCGAATTCTTTTGATTCCTTGGATGAGGATATGCTTACAAAATGCTTCGACATTTTTGATTTGATGTGTGAGGCATCATTTGTAGAGCCTACATATAAAGAAATAAAAGAGAGTGGAGTGGAATTAACTGACGAACAATATATGTTTATATTCGGCTATGCGCAGAATGGTGTCCGTCAGCTTGAATCCTTTCGTAAGTAGCAGTGAAATATTAAGACTAATAGGTGTGTATAAAACGCTGGATATGCATTGTAGACCCTCCGAATTGTTAGAAATAGAGGATGCATATACAGCGTTTTGTTTTGACGAGGCTTTTGCTTATATTTTAAGGGAATTGCAAGACGGTAAGAAGCCTGTTGCAAAAATACAAAATGATACTAAGAAAAGCTATAAAAAGCCTTCTGATTTTTATAAAAAATTTGACGATTAAAACGTAAAAAAAGGTGGTGAGAGAATGGCTGTAGATGTCGGTACAGCGATTGCGTATCTGGATTTGGATACGTCTAAATTTATTTCTGGGTTGTCTGAGGCGCAGACAAGCTTATCTGCATTTACAGACAGCTCACTTTCCGTGAGTGACAGGATTTCAGCGTTAGGTTCTGCGGTGTCCACAACAGGCTCTACATTAACTAAAAGTGTAACATTACCGTTAGTCGCAGTGGGGACTGCGGCTGTAAAAACAGCTAGTGACTTTGATACTTCAATGTCAAAAGTCGAAGCAATTTCAGGAGCTTCAGCCGATGAAATGTCACAATTAAGAGATAAAGCAATCGAAATGGGTGCAAGTACTAAATTTAGTGCGAAAGAAAGTGCAGATGCATTCACTTATATGGCTATGGCTGGTTGGGATGCTGGTGAAATGGTAGACGGTATTTCTGGTATTATGAGTCTGGCGGCGGCTGATGGTTTGGATTTGGCTACAACGTCTGATATTGTTACAGATGCTTTAACAGCGTTTGGCTTGGAAGCAAAGGACAGCTCACATTTTGCAGATGTTTTAGCAAAAGCATCTTCCAGTGCAAATACAAATGTTACGCTATTAGGAGAGAGTTTTAAATATGTCGCTCCTGTTGCTGGCGCAATGAATATGTCCGTAGAAGATGTTTCTACGGCATTAGGTCTAATGGCTAATAGTGGTATTAAAGGCTCACAGGCTGGTACTGCGTTAAGAACGTCTTTAACGAGATTGGTAGAACCTACTGACGATATGGCTGGTGTAATGGTTCAATTAGGTTTGGCAACCGAAGAAACTGCAAATGTTTTAGACGAAGGTAAGATACAAAAGGCACAAACGAAAGTTGAACAAAAAACAATTGCATTGCAAAAAGCACAAGTAAGTTATAATTCAGCTGTTGAAAAATATGGAGAAAATTCAACGCAAGCGCAAAAAGCATTATTAAGTATGCAATCAGCTCAAATTAATCTTGAACAAGCACAAAGTGATTTAAACACAGCACAGCAAGGTAGTGTGGAAGTAACAGGGTTGCAGAATATATTAATGGCAGATTCAGAGGGAAATATGAGAAGCCTTAAAGATATTTTGATAACTTTAAGAGAGAAATTTTCTGGTCTGTCCGAAGAAGAGCAGGCGCAGGCCGCATCGACATTGTTTGGCAAAGAAGCAATGTCTGGCATGTTGGCAATTATTAACGCCTCGGACGAGGATTTTAATGATTTGGCTGATGCAATAAACGATTCTAAAGATGCGGCGCAGAATATGGCAGATACCATGATGAATAATTTAGGCGGCTCTCTTACATTGTTAAAATCCGCATTAGAGGGTTTGGCAATTAAAATTGGGGAAGCGTTAATTCCTGTTATCAAACAAATTACGGAATTTATTACAAAATTGGTTGAAAAGCTAAATAGCATGAGTGATGAGCAAGTACAGCAGATTGTTAAGATAGCGGCTATAGTTGCGGCGGCTGGTCCGCTATTAATTATAATCGGTAAAATTATATCTGCAATTTCTTCCGTTATTACTTTTATTACGCAGATTGGTTCTTTAATTAGCAATGTAATTTCCATAGGTGGTGTATTGGTTTCTGGTGTGTCTAAATTAATTGGATTCGCTGGGAATCTAATTGGCGTATTGGCTGGTGTAAATCCTGTTGTTTATATTATAATAGCCGCAATAACAGCCTTAATTGCGATTGGTGTTTTATTATATAAAAATTGGGACACGATAAAAGAATGGGCTGGTAATGTATGGGACCAGATTAAAAGTATTGTTGGCTCTGCGGTGGATGCGATTAAAGGATTCTTCCAGGCTATAATCGACTTTATTGCAAATACGTGGCAGAATATAAAGGAATATATAATACAGCCGATAAAGGATGCTTTTAATTACATAGTGGAAGCGGCTAAGAATTTTTGGAGCAGTGTTTTAAATTTTATTAGCAATGTAAAAGAGAAGCTTTTCAGTTTCTTTTCTGAGGTCGGAACAGCAATTTCCAATTTTGTAAAAAGTGCTTTCGAAAATATATCAAATTGGATTAGCAATGTTATTACGAAATTTACCAGTTTTTGCACGGAGTTTTTAAGTAAAGTAAAAGACTGGATAAAACAATGGTGGGAAAGTATTAAGGAAGGCTGTTCTAACATTATAAATACTGTGAAAGAATGGATTTCCAATGTAATAAGCAGTATTTCGGAATTTATTTCGAATTTTATTGCAAAAATAAAAGAGTTTGTATCAAATTGGTGGAACACGATAAAAGAAGCCTGTGCGAATATAATTAATACAATCACGGAATGGGTTTCTAATATGATTCAGAAAGCCATAGAAGTGGGAACGCAATTTTACAACACTATAAAACAGTTTTTCCAAAATATCATAGATTTTATAAAAGAATTTGTTTCAAATGTTATAAATACAATTGCCACATGGGTGTCTAATATGATACAAAAGGCTGTCGAATTAGGCACGCAATTTTATAATACTATAAAGCAGTTTTTCCAAAATATCATAGATTTTATCAAGAATTTCGTTACTACGGTTTTAAATACAATTATATCCTGGGTAAAAGATATGGTTAATAAAGCTGTGGAGCTGGGAACGCAATTTTACAATACTATAAAGCAGTTTTTCCAGAATATTATAGACTTTATAAAAACCTTTGTTACAAATGTTTTGTCCACGATTACAACGTGGGTTTCAAACATGATTCAAAAGGCTGTAGAATTGGGTCAGAAATTTCTTTCCACAATTACAGAGTATTTTACAAAATTAGTTTCCACGATTGTGGAAAAAGTGGAGGAAATTCTAAGGAAGATAATTGATTGGGTTAAGAATATGGTCGAACAGGCTGTTTCCTTGGGCAAGCAATTTTTGGAAACAATTGGAAATGCTTTAAAAGACCTTCTCAGTTTGTTCCATGAAAAACTAGAGGAAATTGTGCAGAAAGTTAAAAACTTTATTCCTAACTTACTGCAAGCTGGCAAGGATTTGATGAACGGTTTGTGGGATGGTCTAAAATCAGTTTGGGAAAGTATTTCAAGCTGGTTTTCTGGCGTTTTGGATAAAGTGAAAAGTTTTATTAGCAATCTATTTGGAGCTAAAAGTGAGGCGGAATCCGTATCTAGCAGTATAAGTGGTTCTCATGCAAATGGTTTGGATTACGTCCCGTATAACGGTTACATTGCGCAATTGCACCAGGGTGAGAGGGTTTTAACAAAAACGGAAGCACAGGATTATAATAATAAAAATGCATTGCAGAATGGCTCTACAATCAATTTCTATAGCAATGAAAAAATTGATGAATACGAAGCAGCAAGATTGTTAAAGCAGACAATAAAAGAGATTGATTTAGGATTTTAAGGTGGTGAGTATTATGATTGAAAGTTTTACATTAAAAAATCTTACAATAAATAAAGAATTAAAATTTGGACAAGATAATAATTTTGAATACTTATTTAAAGATGGTGGTATAGATTTTGATACAGCTTCGGCAACTCATAATACTCATACATATCCTACTCAATTAGGTGTAAGTATTTCTAGTTCAAAGATTAGTGAGAGAAATATCACAATAACTGGATATGTATTTTATATTCCTACAAATGATGATAAAGCAGAATGCACAACAAGAAAAGAATTAAAACAATATGTTTATGAGAAAATTTTAGAAAAGAAAAAGATATTGAATGAGTTTATAAACCCATTAAATGATATACGTATGATAATTGGTGAATATTACATTGATGGTAGACCAACTCAATCAATTAAATATAGTACAAATGAAAGTGAAAATAATATTTATTTTTGTCAATTTTTGATTAATTTATATTGTGCTAATCCAATGTTTAAAAAGAATACAGTAACAAAGACATCAATTGGTGGTAGTTATCCATTATTCATGTTTCCTTTAGTGAATCCACCTCAAGGTGTAGTTATGTCAGGCAGACAAAATTACAGAACGATTGTGGTACAAAATGAAGGTGATGCAGAAGTTGGTGCAAAAATTACTTTAAAAGCAAAAGGTGAAGTTAAAAATCCAAGAATTTATAACATTGTTACAAATGAATATATGCAAATTTGGAAAACAATGGAAAAAGGTGAAGAAATTGTAATTACAACTTTGGATGGTTCGGAAAAAGGTGTAAAAGGATATTTAAATTCTATTGAATACAATTATTTTAAATATTGGGATTTTAGTAATATTTGGCTAAAATTTAATATAGGTGAAACTAGAATCAATTACGATACTTCCGATGGAAATGATGAAAATTTAAATATTATAATTGAATTAAATCCAATTAAATATGGATTGGAGGCAATGTAAATGATATTAGAAATTTTTGATAAAGATACAAGAATGAGAATTGATTTGATAAGGACTTTTACATTTGTACAATATACTGAATTATTTTGTGGAATTGGTACTTTTGAATTAACAGTACCTTACACAGAAAAATCACTTGATAATTTAAAAAAAAGAAATTATATTCTATTTGATGATGATGTTTTAGGGGTAATTAAATATAGACAAAAATCTTATGATACAGATACAACGGTCAAAATAAAAGGTTATTTGTTAAATAAAATTTTAAGTTATAGAGTGTTTGAAAAGACATATAAATATAATGGCACAATAATTGATAATGCAAGAAGTATGGTATCAGATTTGTTTATAAATCCAAGTGACGAAAAAAGAAAAATAAAATATATTGAATTATCACTTAATTACCCAAATGATTCAAATAAACTTTCTACACAATTTACTGGTGATAGTTTAGATACTGCATTAAGTGATATGTTAGGAGAATATAGCTATGGGTATAAATTAAAACCTATAATTAATAATTATGATGAAGAAAACCCCGATGAAGCAAATTTAAAAACTTTTGAATTTAATGTTATAAAACCAGTTGATAGGACAATAGGTAATTTAGACGGAAATGTACCGATAGTTTTTTCAATAAATTTAGGTAATTTATCCTCAACAACATATGAAGAAGATGAAACAACATACAATACAATGGCATATGTTGCAGGTGAGGGTGAGGGTGAGAATAGAAAAGTCGTAGAAACAGGTGAAACAGATACAGAAAGTATTGATAGAATTGAGTTGTATGTTGATGCAAGGGATTTGCAGTCAGAAACTGAAAGTGCTGATTCAGAAAATAATGGAACAGATAGCAGTGATACTACATCTGGTGGAAGTTCCTCAAATACAGCAAATGTTGATTTATCAGATTATTATACAAAGACGGAAGTTGATGAATTAATTTCTAATATTGATGTAGATGTAGATTTAACAAATTATTACACAAAAGAAGAAGTGTATACAAAGTTAGAGTTAGATGATTTATTGAAAAATATTGATGTAGACTTAACAGGCTATTATACAAAAGAAGAAGTTAATGATTTAATTAATTCTAGTGGTGCAAATTATACTTTTAATTCATGGGAAGTGATAGGAAATGGAGATTACTATTTTGAGAATGCTGGTATAACTTGGACTGCTAATGGATTCAATTATAGTGATGCTACCTCGTTAACTAATTGGAGAATAATTGTAGATACAGATATGGAATATACAATTACTACAGATATTTATATGGTAAAGTCAAGTGGATTTGCTGTATTACAATTAGATGATGAATATTTAATTAATGTAAAAACCACTTCAAGCACAAATTATATAAATCAAAAAACTTTTACAATTGCATTAACAAAAGGTTTACATTATTTAACAGCAAGAGTTCAAATAAATAGTAATTACAGTGGTTTACGTTATGTAATTAATTTACCCGAAATATTAGCGGAAAGTTAAAGGTGGAAATATGACAGATGAAGAATATATTAAATTGTTAAAACAAAGAGGTAATACAAGACTTTTGGAACATCAGAGTTATATTAATTTTTCAGGAACAGCAATAACAAGTAATACATCATATAAATATGGTGTTGATTATAATTTAGGTGATTTTGTATCGATTGTTGATGAACAATTAGGAGTAGTATTTGGCTTACAAATTACTGGTATTACAAAATCATTAACTTCTACTGGTGAAGAAAAATTTGACTTACAATTTGGTACAGAAAAAATAACTGTACAGCAAATAGTAAAAAGGAGGAATTTATAAATGGCAGAAACAAGTGGATTTTTTGATGCTGAATGGGATAATAGTATAGAAGCAAGTGACGGTTCGCAAGGTGATTATGATAGACGTTATTCGGCTAGTCAATGGGCAAATTATTTTAATAAATTTATTTGTAATGGAGTATATGGAAATCCCACAGACCAATGTAGAGTAAGAGCAGGGAATGGAATGAATATAATTATTTCATCTGGTAGTGCTTTTATAAATGGATATTGGTATAATAACGATGAGGATTTAATTATTTCAGTACCTTCAAATACTTCAGGTTCGAGTAGAACTGATAGTGTAAGGCTTAGATTTGATGATACAACAAGACAAATAACAGCACAATATTTTAGTGGTGATATTGATAATCTAAGAAATGATATTTATTATGATTTAAAATTAGCAGAAATAATAGTACCATCAAGTGCAGTTGAAATTGCGACATCAAATATAACTGATACAAGAACAAACGAAAATGTATGCGGATTTGTAACTGGATTGTTGGAAGTGCAGACCACAAAAGATTTATTTGAACAATATGGTGCAATATTTAACGAATGGTTTGATGATGTAAAAGACCAAGTAACTGGTGATTTGGCTGTTAAATTACAAACTGAATTTACACAAATAAACGAGGACATTAAAAAATATAAAGATGATGTAGCAGAGTATGATGAAAATGTTACAAATTCCTTTAACAAATTGGAAGAAGATATTGCACAGTATAAAAATGATATTGATAATTCAGAAAGTGAATATCAAACTCAAATACAAAATACAATCAGTGAATATAAGAAAGATACTGAAGCAACTATAAAAGAATATCAGGAAGAAATTACCCAAATATCAGATGAAACAAAGCAAGTGATTACTGATTTTATTGCTGACGATTTTGTAATTGCAAAACAAAAATTAACTTTTACAAATAAGATTTGTACGATTACAAATGACAAAGTAACTGAGGACAGTTTGATTGATGTGTACTTTACAAAAGATTCAATGAATGAAGCAATTAGAAGTGTTATATTTGTCGATTCAGAAACGGGCAAAATTGTATTGACAGCAGAAAGACAACCTGAAAGTGATATTTATGCAGTAATAAGAGTGAGGGTAAAATAATGAGAGGTAGAACAAATACAAACTTATATAGTGGAGTTGCTTTAAATGCAGATACAGATGAATACAAAATTGTAGGTGATGATATTGTAGCTGGTGACTTTGTTACTTTATCTTCAACTTTGGAAGCTGATATGTTGATTAATACTGATAAATCATTAATTAATAGTAGGATTTTTAAAATTAATGATGATATATATGCTTATTGTTACTCATTGACAACAAGTAATTATAATTTTATAATTAGGTTTTATAATACAAAATTAAACAAATATGTAGGTTATGCAACAATATCAAATGTTGAAGAAAAAATAAACACAAATTTTGCTGATAATACTTTATTTATTTTGGAAACAAAAATAAATTGTGAATATCAAGAAAGTTTATCTTTACATGTAAAATTTGCAGTAATTGATTGTTCGGATGTTTTAACTAGTACATCAGATGTAGAAATTAATGTTAATTTGATTGAAAAAGATATTGTAATTGATACAGATGTAAATTTTGCAAATTCTAATTATGTGTCTAAAATTGCCTCATTGAATATAATAGACAATGATAGTGATGGAACATTATTAATGTTTCATGCTTTTTTTAATGGTATTGGTTACAAAAATTATTCTTACGAAAAAAGGTTAATAAGGATATTAGTGTATTACAATAAAATTAATGACAAAATTATAATTAGTAATAAAAAAGAAGTTGCTTATATGTCATTTGATACTAGTACTAGTAATAAATTTGGGTATACTCCATTTCATTTTAATGTTATAGGTGAAAATAAAAATAATGATTGGGTAGTATATTTGTTTAAAGGTACTTTAAAATGGACATCAGAATATAATACCATTTGCGAAGATGATAATTTATTGTCTTTACTTAATACTAATTATTTGAATATAATTATGAGGGTTAAATATAATTTTAATAATTCATCTAATATTACAGAGGATAATTTGATTAGTTTGGTAACTCCAGTATATTATACAGATACAGCATATAATTTTACAAATGATTTATCGTCAGTTATTTCTACGTCAGTATCAGGAACAGTATTTTATTCTCCTTCATTTTGTATTTTAGATGATGATTTGATTTTTGTGCAAATACAGACTAATGTTTTTATATGTAATTATAATTTAGGTACTTCTTTATATATTTATTACCATGCACAAAATGATTATACTTATTTATTAAAACAAAATATATTTTATATAAATATAAATAATACAATTGTTTTATTTAATGGTAAGGGATATTATGTATTTACTTACGACAAAAATGAAAATATCATAAAAGCCGTAAATGATAAAATAATAGAATATCCAAATAATTTATACGATTGTGGGTCATATATATATGATTCTGCTGGAAACCTTGTATATACTTTTAGTGGTGAAAGTTGTTATTTTGAAAAGAATGGTAAATATAATATACTTTTAAAAAATGGTTCATATACTAGTGATACTTTATATTTAATGCAATTTGAAATAGATGGTATATTATTAAAAGGTTTAGAAAACAATGTAACTGTAAAGAAAGCTAGTGATTTATATGCTAATGGAGTTGCAAAAGAGTCTGGAACGGCAGGTGATACAATTTCAGTTTATGTGCCGAGGTAAATTATAAAAGGAGGGAAATAAAATGAGTGTTATATCAATAATAGGTTGTATTGTAGGCATTATTGGTTGTGTAGTTGGTGTAGCAACTTTTACATCGGCGCAAATTACAAAAGCAAAACAAGACGGAATGTTACTTGCAAAAATTGAACAATGTGTAAATGGAATTGAAGAAATTAAAAATGACATGAAAGAGAAAAATCGTGAACTGGACAAAATTATTGATGAACATTCAAAGTCAATAATTAAATTGCAGACAGAAATGCGAGAAGTGCAAAAGCAATTAAATATAAAATAAAATCTTAGAATAGAATGTTGTTATTTATAGTTCTATATGTGTTAATGTGGGAGGTGCTACTATATGACAAACCACATAGAGGTAAAACACAAGATACAAAGATTGGGTAAAACCAAATTTAAAATGATTTTAGATGAAACAATGCTAAACGAAAAAGAGCAAGAAATGATGTTAATGTACTATATAGATAAAAAACCAATTGATTATATTGCAGATATTTTAGGTTATTCGGAACAAGGCATTTTAAAAATGCACAAAAGAATTTTAGATAAAATAGAGCCATTACTTTGATGTAGTGGCTTTTTTATTTTGTATATTTTTGATATCACAAAATTATATTTAAAATATATTTAGTTTACATTTGTTAGAATTTAAAAGTAATATAATTAAAATATAAATTAAAAGGAGGGATTTGAAATGTATAATAACATGCAACAGCCTTATTATAACAATTATTATAATCCGATGGCAAACGCACAGCAAAGATTAATGCAGTTAGAACAGCAATATCCGCAGTTTGCACAGCAGAATAATTACCAAAACATGCCACAGCAGAATAATGGAATACAAGGCAAGATGGTAAGTGATTTTGAAACTGTAAAAGCAACCGAAACACCTTTGGATGGTTCTGTTTCGTATTTTCCTTTGGTAAACGGAGAATATATTTATACAAAATTTTTAAACATGAATACTGGTTTAAGTGATTATTCGGTTTATAAAAAAATTGCGGTTGACGAGCAGAAAAATGAAAATATAAAAGAGGATAATTTTAACATAAAGGAATATTTAGACCAAAAATTTGAAACATTAAAAGAGGAATTATTAAACGGAGGTGTTAATAATGCAAATGCAAGGAAATCAAATAAATTTAATAATAAGACAAATGATGAACAGCGGAATGAAAACAGCAATTAAAAATGTACTAAACAGTACAAACCCTGGTGTTGTTGCGATGAAGATAATGGATAGCAAATTTGGCAATAATCCAATGTGGACACAGGCGAAACAAATGGCGAATACTGGAAATGCAAAGGAAAAAGCGACTAATATGTTTAAGGAACGTGGAGTCGACATTGAGAAATTGGTGAATGATACGTTAAAAGAAATTAATTCTTTAAAATGATACTAAATTCTTGCAAGATTTAAAGTATAAATTTTTAATTTTTAAAGGAGGTAAAAATTATGTTTAGTAACACAGATTATGTACCAGTGGCTAATGACAATAATAACAATTGGATGTGGGCAATAATTTTATTTTTCGGCTTAATTGTTTTTGGCGGCTGGTTTAATGGTGGCATGAGAGGTAATGGCGGAAATGGTGGCAATAATGATTTAGCACTTGCCACAATGTTATCTCAGATGAATAGTAACAGAGGTTTTGTTGCAGAAGCAAATAATACTAATGCTGATATTCAGAGGGGTTTTGACAATGCAAATATTGTTGGTAAATTGGATGGTATTTCTAATGGAATTTGTCAATTAGGATATGATAATCTTGCGCAGATTAATACAGTTAATCAGAACGTGTCCCAACAGGGATTTAATACACAGAGTGGATTGGCGCAGTTAGGCTATCAGATGCAGAATTGTTGCTGTGGCGTGGAAAGAAATATCGACAACGTCAAATTTGAAAATGCGCAGAATACAAGCGCAATAATACAATCCAACAATGCAAATACGCAGAAGATACTGGACAAGATGTGCGAGACGGAGGTTAATAGCTTGAGGGAACAGCTACAGCTTGCAAACTTCCAAATTAGCCAACAGGCGCAGAATTCTTATCTTATTAGCCAGCTACAGCCTACCCCTCGTCCAAGTTATTTAACATGTTCGCCATATCAGAGTCAGCTTTTAGCGTTAAATGCATTTGGTAATGGCTGTAATTGCGGTTAATTAAAATGGACAATAACAATTTAAATTTGGAATTTGATTTTATTGATTTGCTGGCGATTATCTCTTTTATAATTCAGTTAATTAATTATGAGGAGAATAAGGAACAAAGTACGAATGATGACATTTTTAGAGAATTACAAAAGCAGAATAAAAAATACTTGGAAAAGATTTTGGAAAATCAAAATAAAATAATTAGCATTTTATCCAAATTAAATTAAAGGATATCTCTGTTAATAACAGTTTTGCAATTTTAAGGCGGATAATTTAAATCCGCCTTTTATTTTAAATTAAGGAGGAAAATGAAATGATTGAATTAACTAATAGCGTGGTGCAGGAAGTACTGCAGAATGGTGCTGTTTTATTTGCAAATGTGGCGTTAAAATCTGGCTGTGCAGAAAGGCACAGGGAGGGAAGCTCCCAGGTAGTCTTAACTAAGCCTGGCATCTACCAGGTCACCTTTAATGCGGATGTTGCCGTCCCCACAGGCGGAACAGCAGACACGATGACGTTAGCCCTTGCCGTGGATGCGGAGGCACTCCCTGGAAGCACCATGTCCACCACACCAGGTGCTACGGACGATTACAATAATATCTCCACCACGCATCTTATACGTGTCTCTGCGCCTTGCTGTGTAACTGTGAGCGTTATAAGCGCAACAGCCTTTGCAATAAATGTTAAAAATGCAAACCTTGTTGTGGAGCGTTTAAGTTAAAATAAAAAGGAGGTGTTTTAAATGCATGAAATTAAAAATATAATGGAAATGTTGGAGGAATCTGCAAAATCCGAAATGGACAAAGGCGTGGAATGTATAGACACGGACGAAATGGGCAAGGTAATCGACATGATTAAAGACTGCTCTATGGTGCTGTATTATTACACTATCTATAAGCAGATGCGTAATACGGAGCAGTGGCAGAAGTACGGACAGCAGACAATGTTTAGAAACGAGGATGCAGATATTGCAATGATGTATCAAAACGTTGAGAAAACCGAAAATGATTACAACGTTGCAAAAAAGAAATACACCGAACAGAACGAAATATCTAAGAAAATGCGTATGGACAAGCTGGTGGACTTTTTGGACGATATCGAGCATGAAATAAAGGAAGCCACAAACGGCATGTGGGTGGAGGAGAAGCAGACGTTAAAGAACAGGATAACCAAATGGCTGGGGGTATAGCTGTAGATTAACCAGAGGCTCTGTAATTAATTAAAATATTTTAATGTGATAAAAACATTTAAAATTGTTTAAAATTAATTTCAGAGCCTTTTAGAGTGTTAAAAACGGTGTTTTCCTTCATTTTAAAAAAAATAAAAAAATTTTAAAAAACCTATTTACAAATCAATTTTATTGTGATATACTCTTATTAACAAATAAATAATAAACAAAAGAAAAAGAAATCAACATAAGGGAAGTAGTAATATGAGGGCAGTTGAGAACAATTAGTCCTTAATATGAAAAGTACCAATGAATTTCAGATGAAATTTAAAAATCAAATTAAAAGTCTAGGAGGACAAAAATATGAAAAGAACTTATACAAGAACAATGATGGTGAGTGATTTAACAAAAGCAGAATTCAATGTTATACTTTTCGAAAATAATAAATACACATCAGAAGATTTAGGTAAAACGTATAAAGTCAGCTATAAAGGTGTAAAGCAGTGGAGTATAGTTGATGACGAAGAAGCTGAGGAAATCGAGAGCATGACAGATGGTTCTTGCATAGATGATTTACATGAATATTTAGTTTTAGAATTTGTAGATGGTTCTACAGCAACATTTAGAAATTCATATACAGATATGTTTATTATATAATTAAATTAAAAGGGAGGTGAAACTCCTCCCTAAAATATAAAAATCTCAGGAGGGAAAAGAAATGGATAGCAAAAGATATTTTATTTATGTAAAAAGAATTGGAAGTAAGCAGTATACGCATACAAAAGAAAGCTTTATAAATCTTGAAGAAGCAAAAAAGCAAGCTGAAACATATAAAGCCGAAGGCAAGTATAAAAAGGTAAATATAGAAAAGAATATTTTTATACAAGCTTCTTGGAATTATGGGAAAGAGTGTGGTGACAGAGTATTTATTTAAAATTTTATTTAAAATCTTGAATGAAAATGAAATAAAACAGTAAATTGCAGATTGTAAATTTATATTAGGCATATAATTCAGTGAGAGGCTTCAGCCTCTCCTGTTAAATAAATTAAAAACCCTATAGTTTAATTGGTAAAATGCAAGATTTTAATCCTTGTGTTACTGGTCCGAATCCAGTTAGGGCTGCTAGCCAAAACGGCAAATTAAAAAAAAGGAGGACGTAGATATGTCCAAAAAAGATTTAGAAAAGTTAACATGTGATAAACTTGCAAAAATTTGCAAGGATAATGGCATTGTCCATTATCACAATAGTTCCAGGTTTAAGAAGGATGACATGGTAAAGGCAATCTTAAAAATGCAGAGGCAGACAGCTAAGACTAAGAAAGAAGCAAAGGAAGCTGTAGTCGAAGAGGAGATTGAGAAAAAAACTGATAGTGCCGTAGAAAAAGTAAATGAAACGGCAGTTAGTGACAAGAAGGAAATGTATCTTGATAGTCTTAAATTAGGAACTTTAATTGCATTTAGGGAATACAGTGGCAGATTGAACACTGCGGCTGTACAGAATGTCTCTTATAAAAGGAGGCAGATTAAATTAATCACGCAATATAAAAAGGAGTTTATAATTAATTTTGACGATGTTGTGTGGGTAAGGACAGGGAAACGCTGGCCCAAGTTTGTGATGAGCGAATTAAAGGGTGGTGAGCGAAATGCAGTTAAACAATAAGTCAGAGAACGAAAGAGTAATTAATGCAATTTTTGCATTGGATGAAATTAATGCAAAGTTTAGTGCGTTAAAAAAGAAGTATGAAGTAAAGAAAGCAGAATACGAAAAGGAAATAAAAAATTTCATGTTTGTAAATGGAATAGATGGTTTAAAATTTGATAATAATGAATTGAATGGAAAAGTTAATTATGATGTTAAATTTATAAAGCAAAAAAAAGTGATATTTGATGCAGATAAATTAGAACAAGTAATTGATGATAAGGAATTATTAAATGAAATTATAATCAAGAATTATACCATTACGGATATGGAAGGTTTGATTAAGTATCTTAAATCCTGCGGTGTAAATCCTAAAATATTTAAACAGTATATTAAGGTCGATAAATCTGTAGATACAGCGACTATGGACAGGCTGTTTGATATCGGGGAAATTAAAATGAAGGATGTAAAAGGTACTTACACAGTGAAAGAAAATGCTGGATATATAAAGATAAGTAAGGAGTAATCCTTATGCGTAAAGTTAAAGACTTACAACCGTATACGTTTAGTTGTAACGGTAAGGA